ATCTGCAATCATGGATGAGCTTGGCGATACATCTCAAGAAGTAGTTAAGGCTTGGCACCGTTCTCCGGTGGTGGTTGGTATTGACCCTGCACGTAAGCTTGACTCCACAGTAGTTACCGTTGTGTGGGTGGACTGGGATAGGCCAGATGAGTTTGGTTACTTCGACCACCGCATCCTTAATTGGATGGAAATTCAAGGAGATGACTGGGAAGACCAGTACTTCCAAATTGTTAACTTTTTATCTAGCTACGACGTACTTGCGGTCGGGGTTGACGCCAACGGTGTGGGTGACGCAGTAGCTCAAAGACTTAAACTTTTGTTACCGCGAGCCGAGGTTCACTCCATAGGCAGTAGCCAGCAAGAGCAATCTAAACGTTGGAAGCACCTTAAAGCTTTGATTGATCGCCGAATGGTTGGCTGGCCTGCACACGCAAAAACTCGCAGACTTCGTACCTGGAAGCGGTTTTACCAACAGATGACCGACTTGGAAACCAAGTTTACCGGCCCTAACTTCTTAGCCCATGCGCCAGAAGAAGCCCATGCCCATGATGACTTTGCGGACTCCCTAGCTATCGCTTGTGCTTTAACTATGGATCTAACTATGCCTTCAGTTGAAATGTCGTCATCACCGTTTTACAGATAGTTACTACTTTAGCCTGTTAATAACCACCAAAAGTAGGACACTTTTACACGAGGTCCTCAAACCAATTTAGGAGTAAAAATGGCAATTGCACCAGATCCAAAGTTCGCGGAGCGTCCAGGCACCACTTACGACCGTAAGTTCTCACCTGCAACTCCAGGACAACGCGGCCCACTTCGTTTTGAAGAAGGTCTAGCAACAGATACAGATGTACCACAGGAATTTACAAACGGCGCAATGCAGGGATACATCCCAGCACCAGGTCGTCCAAACCGTAACAACCCTGTTCACACAAAGACTGCAGAAGAGACAATGCGCGAACGCGCACATGTTGGTTCAGCAGCATGGGTAGAAGCTCCAGCAAGTCTTAATGACTTTGCTACAGGTGGTTTCGCTGATTATGGCGATAACAAGATCGAGCGTGTTATGCGCAGCGGTGCTCACCAAAACTCTGCAAACCCAGCAGTAGTAAACGACTAATTAGGTTTCCTACCCCCGTTTCACAGTTTTTAAATACTGGCGGGGGTAGGGTCCTCTTTACCAAAGGAAATTAAATGGCTCTAATCAGAGGTCAAGAAGTAAAAGAAGGACCAACGCAGTACCCGGCAAATCCAAAGATGTACAACAGTATTGTTGTTCAAGCTAAATCCCGATTTGCAAAGTACCCGTCACCTGCTGCGGCTCACTGGGTACACACTAAGTATGGTCAAATGGGTGGGAAGTATGTTTCATCCAAAAAAGACGTTGACCCACGTTTTAGAGATTATGTAAAAGAAGAACAAGATAAAAAAGAAGCAATGCAAAAAAAGAAAGTTACTAAGCCAGTCGGTAAAGGCATGGTAGCTGGCGAAAGCTTCCGTAAGTAACCGATTTATCAGTTTGTCGACATACGTGGTACGCTACGTGTGTTAATTATAGAAGGGGGATTTGGTGAGCGGTATTGATTTCTCGCCTCCGAGTTATCGCGCAGCCTCCTCTGATCTAACAATCTCTATTTCCCCACTGGGACTCGTAGAGCTTGCAGATGAAGAGTTTGAAGTACACGGTCCTCGTCTAAATCGTTATTCTCTTAACTGGGCGATGTACCTTGGTCATCATTATTCATACCGCCGTCAAACAGGCGAAGCGCAGATGGTTCTTAATTACTATCGCGCATTCACAGATTTCGTAATTAACTTTACATTTGGCAAGGGCGTACAGTACCGCAGCCCGAAGGCTACAGAGGCAATCGTACCTGACTTGCTAGAGCGAGTATGGGAAGTAGACAACAACAAAGCCACTGTTCTATGGGAAATTGGTCAGCAAGGTTCTGTGTCAGGTGACTGCTTTATTAAAGTTGCTTACGAAGAATCTTACACAGACCCTTCAGGTTTAACTCATCCTGGTCGAGTTCGCATTTTGCCTTTGAACTCCTCATTTGCATTCCCAGAGTTCCACCCTCATGACCGCGAACGCCTAATTCGTTTTAAACTCAAGTACCGTTTCTGGGGAACATCTCTTGAAGGTACCCGCCAAGTATTTACCTACACAGAAATTCTTACAGATGACATCATTGAAGAATACATCAACGACGAACTCATTGACTCTCGCCCTAACCCGCTTGGTATTATTCCCATTATTCATATTCCTAATGTTCGCATTAGTGGTAGCCCTTGGGGTCTTAGTGATTGTAATGACATCATTAATATTAATCGTACCTATAACGAGACTGCTACAGATATCGCTGACATCGTTAACTACCACGCTGCACCTGTCACAGTCATTATTGGGGCGAAAGCTTCTCAGCTTGAAAAAGGTGCTAATAAAGTATGGGGCGGATTACCTAAAGATGCGAAGGTCGAAAACCTAGAAGGAGGAGCACAAGGTCTTAAGGGCGCTATGGAATTCTTAGCGATGCTTAAGAAGACTATGCACGAAATGATTGGTGTGCCTGAAACCGCACTTGGTCAAGCACAACCTATTTCTAATACCTCAGGTGTTGCACTTGCTATCCAGTTCCAGCCTTTGATGAACCGCTACCACCAGAAGATTATTCAATACGCTCATGGTTTAGAGCGCGTTAACGAAATCATTCTGCGAAGCCTTGCCGTGAAAGAGCCAGAGACTTTTATTTGGAATCCTCAAACAGACACACCGCTAAAGCCTGGTCAATACGATCGCCTAGATCCACAAGACCCACTTACTTATATTTCTTACGCTCATTTCCCGCCACCACTCCCACTTGACAAGCTAATTGCTTTGAACGAAGTTCAATCGATGCTCTCACTTGGTCTTGAGTCTAAGGAAGGCGCCCTTCGCACACTTGGCGAGGAGTTCCCAACTGAGAAGCTTTACGAGATCCGTCAAGAACTTCTAGATGATGCTCGCGCAGACGGCGCTTTGAAGCTCATCCAGACACAAATCGAACAAGAGATTATGCAGCTAACCGGCACAATGATGCCAGAAGGCGAATCAGGATTGGCTCAAGGCGGAGGCGCACCAGGTGGGCAAACCCCTATGGGAGCAGCCATGGAAAAGCCATTACTAGATGGGGCTGATGTAGTAGCCCAGCAAGGTGAGAGCGCATTGCGCAACGCCCTTGTAACTGAAGCTTACGGAACAAAGATCCCGCAACGGAGAAACGTTTCGAAAGACTATTAAAAATAAGTGCGTTTAGCACTTGCTTTTTGATGGTGTAAGGCAAAATTTCATATAGAAACAACTGTTAGGTCATACGTGCTCTCACTTCGGACAACGACCCCTAGGACTAAGGATATAAGCAATGGAAACTGCAGAAAATATGGCAGCTGCTTTTGAAGCAGATGCCGGTATAGCTCCAGTCGTAAATGTGTCGGGCGTTGACGCGCCTACTGTTACTACTACGGAATTAGTTAATAATCAGAAGTTTTATACTGAAGAAGATTTAGCTAAAGTCCGTTCTCAGGAGAAGTCAAAGCTCTACCCTGAAATTGATTCATTGAAGGAAGAGCTTAACTCACTACGTAAAGAAAAAGAAGAAGAAGCAGCTCGTAGAGCAGCTGAAGCGGAAGCTGAGGCACTTCGTCTTAAGGAAGCACAAGAGTCTGAACTAGACGCAAAATCTTATGCAGAACTTAAGACAAAAGAGTTGCAGGAGCAGTTGGAGCGTGAGCGTCAAGAACGCGAACGAGCCTTCGCTCTTCTGGAGCGCGAAAAGACATATGCAGACTTACAGGCTTATCGCCAGCAAGTGCTCGAAACTGAACGTGACGCAATTATCCCTGAACTAGTTGATCTCATCGCAGGTAACACCCGCGAAGAAATCTCAGCTAGCGTGGAAAGTTTGAAGGAACGTTCAGCGAAGATTCTTGAATCAGCGCAATCTGCAATGCAGAATGCAAGAAAAGAAATGACTGGTACAAGGGCGACCTTGCCACCAGCCGGACCATTGGAAACTAATTCGGAGCAACGTAACTTCACGCCACAAGAAATTGCGGCAATGTCCCAGAACGAATACGCCAAATATAGAGATCGTCTGTTGAGCCCGCAAGCCAGAGGTAAATCCTCAGGCATGTTCGGTTAATAACAATCCAACTAAAAACCAACAAGGAGTCAATTTAAATGGCATCAGGTATTACAGGTACCGGCAATCTAGCCGCAGCACCTACAGCGTACTCAGGTACAAATACCCAGCTGACTCAAGCGATCCAGACGATTTGGTCAAAGGAAATTCTTTTCCAGGCCATGCCAATCTTGCGCTTTGAGCAGTTCGCGGTAAAGAAGACTGAACTAGGTGTTGCACCTGGTCTACAGATCAACTTCATGCGTTACAACAACCTTGGCTTTGCAAACAGCCTAGTCGAAGGTGTTCGTATGCAGACAAACGCACTAACAGCACAGCAGTTCTCAATCACAGTATCAGAGCATGGTTATGCTCTTGCTGTTTCAGAGCTATTGCTTAACGCTTCATTCGATGACGTAATGGCATCAGCTTCACGTCTTCTTGGTCGTAACATGGCGGTCTACCTAGATCAGCTTTCACGCGACACACTATATGCAGCAACATCAGTAATCTACGGTGAAGACCGCTCTAGCCTATCAGCTGTAAACAACTGGTACGCAGACGGAACAACAGCTGCAAACCGTGCTGCTATGACAGGTGCATTCAACATGACAACACACACAGTTAAGGATGCAGTTGAGACACTATCAACAAAGAACATCCCTCGCTTGGGTGAGACATATGTTGCATTCGTTCACCCACACCAGTCACGTAAGCTTCGTGACAATCCAGAGTTCATTGAAGTAACAAAGTACGCTGCACCAGGAAACTTCATGCTAGGTGAAATCGGTCGTTTGTACGACTGCGTATTCATCGAAACAACACAGGTTCTTAAGGTTGTTGGCGGAGCTGGTACTTCATACACAACTGACACAGCTGTTGCTAACCCAACAGTTACACCTGGCGGAGGTTACATCACTCCTGCTACAAAGACAGGTAACGGTGGTTCAGATCGCTATGCAGCTCTATTCATTGGAGACAACGCATTCGGTCACGCAATCTCACTTCCTGTTGAACTTCGCGATGGCGGTATCTTGGACTTCGGTCGTGAGCACGCTCTTGCTTGGTACTCAATCTTCGGTCTTGGTCTAATCACTGACCAGGCTGTAGTAATTGCAGAAACCAACTAATAACTTAATAGATTGACCGTTGTGGCGGGGGTGTAAAAGCCCCCGCCCAACACAAACAT